TACAGTTCCCTGCATCAAGGCGTTCTGCCCGGCCCATGCGCCAGCCTGCTCCACGCCGCGAGCGCCGAGGCGTGTGCCCCGTGCGGCAGCGGAAGCACCTTGCGGAAGCAGCGCGTTCACAATCGGCTTAACGGTCGCGTTGTATCCGGCCCGGCCTGCGTTGAACGCCAGTTCACCGGGAATGAGATAGCCCTCAAGGTCGCCAAGCAAGGATTCGCCGGGGCGGTCCCTGCCAGCCATGCCAACCTGGTTGCGCACGTCCTCGTTGACCATGGCCGGAATACCAAGGGCCATCGAGTTGATGCGGCGAACGTCGCGGGCCTCGCTTGGCCCCATAACGCCCGCTTCATCATAGACTTGCTGCCCGGCAGACAGGCCCGCAATCTGTGCCGCATTGGCGCCGCCCATGCCAGCGACAAGCGGGCTCATGCCATCAAGCTGGCCCATCGTGGCGGTCTGGCCTGCTTCAGCCGCGCGGCGGTCTACAGGGGCCACACGCGCCTTCCGGGTGGCGTTTGCAATGTCGGCCTCTACCTTGCGCAGTTTGGCAAGGCTGGCGCTGTCTGTGCGGTTCTGGAGGCGGTCAGGTTCGGTTGCAGCGGGAAGGCTGGCGCGCATCTGGGGCGGCGTTGCCTGCGCATCGGATACCATGTTCATGCCCTTCTGGAGGAAGGGGGACTTCTTGGCAGGCTTGACCCGCGCCTGAGCTTCCTCAAGCTCAAGTTCCAGCAGTTCCAGTTCTTCGGCTTCGGTAAGCGGTCCAGCCATTATTGCAGTCTCCCCGCATCACGTTTCGCCCGAAGTTCTTCAAGGCGGCGCATCTTGTCGGCTGGCAGGGCGCCTTGTGCCGCGCCTTCCATGCCGACTTGCGCCGCATCGTTAGCGGCGTTCGTATACATCCCCGCCTGCTCTTGCAGGTAGCGGTCCCATGTCGCCTGAAAGCCAAGCCCGGTTGTCTCGTCAATCGCGTCCAGAGAGCCATGGCGCCGCGTCCATTGCGCGATGAACTCGGGTTTCTGGCGCTGGGTTGCCACCGTGTTTTCGAGAGCGGTGAGCATCCGCCTGTTGGTTTCTTCACTGAACTTCGGCCCGATGTTGGACGAAATCGAAATGGCCAGTTCGCGTTCTGTATCCGAGCCGCCAAACAGCTTGAGCATCTGCGCAGCAAGCTGGCTGTTGATGGCTTGGAACTGCTCGAAGTCTGCCGTAGCGCCTTTGTCGCCAAGGCCAAATTCACCAGCGACCTGCCCGATAGCGCCCCTGACCGGCGCGAAGACGCCAGAGTTGAACCCGCCGTCAATGATGGCCTTGGCCTGATTGGCGAGCGCCAACGTGGTGTCTGCCGTTCCGGCGCTTTCGAGAGCGGTGCCAAATGCAGCAGCGCCTGTGCGGTCGCCAGACGATCCAAACGCAGAACCCTGCCCCGGCCCGCCAAACACAATCACCGGATTGCCGTTCTCAGCGACGCTGACCTGCATACCGCCACGATCCGGACGCGGCGTCTCAAATCCGGGCACCGGCTGGCCGATGTTCGGGCCTTCGGTGTAGCGGCGCACGCCTGTAGAATCAGCGGCGGAGGCATAATCGGCCTCTTGCTTGATGGGCATGACGCCTTCAATGGCGCGGCCTTGGCCTGTCTTGCTGGGCTGGTAGTAAACCGGCTTTCCGTCCGGGCCGACGCCTTCAATGGGGGCCATGTATTCTTGCGGGCCAGTGGGCTCCATACCCAATTCAGCCTGCGCCTTTTCAAGCACGAACTGGTGGAACTGCTCCGGCGTCATGCCTGCTTGTTGCAGGCGCTGGGCTGTCTGGAGGTATTCTTCCGAGGTCATGCCAGTGTATTGCTCGAACCCTGCGGGGTCGGACCTGGCCATTTCGTTGATCTGGAGCGGCTGCATGGAGGAGAACAGTTGATAGGTGCTCTGCGCTTCGGCCTTGCGCTTTTCAGCGTCCATCCCCGAAGCGTAATCCTTGATCTTCAGCCCGCCTTCAAAGTCGCCGGACTGCATCTTCAGCTTGGACGCTCCGGCATAGTCCTCGTTGGCCAGCGCATTGCCGATGTCGCGTCCGAACCGGGCTTGACGCCCTGCCTCGTACTGTTCCGGCGCTGCAAATTGCAGGTAGCCGCTGAGCGCATTCATGATGGGCCGCTTCTTGGCAGGCTGGGCCACAGGCGCAGCGGCCTGACCCGGCATGGGCTTGCCTTTCAGGTAGTCGTGCTCACCGGGCATCAGTGCGTTAAACATGGTTCAGCCTCCAAACCATCCGGCAGCCTGAGCCGCGTTCTTTTCCAAACTGGCGTAGGCATCGCCCGCGTTGAACCTGTTCGCGTAGCTGGAGCCGCGCACCTGTCCTTGCTGAACCTGGTTGCTCGCAATGTTCGAGCCGACCTGATTGGCTTGGCTGGCCTGCTGGCTCCCGAGTTGCTCGCCCGTGCCACTGATCCCGCTCAGGGCGTTGTAGTAGCTGTTAAAAGCGTTGCCCGTGTTGCGCTTGTTCCTGTCATTCAAGGCGCCAATGGCAGAGCCTGACAGGGCGTTTCCGCCCGCCCCGAACGCGCCGACCATGTTCTCGAAGTCAGCGTTCGTCGTTGTCAGGTTTGCCCGCCCGAACCCGCTGTCAAGGAACGTGTTGTAAGCCGAGTTGACATCTGTGCCGACGCCGACCTGACCCGAGCTTCCCGGTGCGCCGACATTGCCCGTTCCGGTCGCGCTTGGAAGCTGGCGGCCTTCACGCTGGCCGGTCGTATTGTAATGGTACTCAGCCCATTGCTGGGGCGTGGTGATGCCCATGTTCCGCAGGTGCGGGGTGCGGGATGCTTGGGCAAAGGCGGCCTGCACATCCGGGTTGGCTTGCAGGTATTGGTCCCAGACTTGGCCCCCGCCGCCCTGCGCCATGATGGCTTGGTTCACAGCGCCTTGCGGGACCATGTTGGGATTGCCGAGCAGGCTGCCCTGCATCGCCAGCGCGTTCCATCCGGCTTGCTGGTTTGGCGCGGTGATCTGGTTGGAGCGGTTGAACATCTCCAGCATGGTTTCATTGGCGCGCTTGGACGCATCAATTGACGCATCCGCCGCCTTGTCCGCCGCCTCGTTGCCCATGATGCCTTGGATAACGTCGCTTAGAAAACTCATGCTCTACTCCTAAGCCAAAATCGTAACGCGGGCGGTCACAGACACGTCCACCGCGTAGGTTGCTGCCAAGCTGTCCGTGACCGTGCAGCGGTAAATTGCGGCGGCGTCTTCATCCCCGCCGAGGGTAATTGAAAACGTGGTGGCCGCACTTGTGGGCGATGTGATCGTGAACGTGTCGCCCGAGAATTTCGCCCATGCGTAGGTGTAGGGACCAGTGCCCCCGGAGGGTGTGACCGTGACACTTCCTGTAGTGAGCAAGCCCGCCGTGTTCGTGAACCGCACAACGCTGGAGGAGGATGTGGTGGCCGATAGTGCGCCGCCTGATACTCCGGCGGCTGCGTTCGTGTTGGCGTTCAGCGCGGCCACGTTGTTTGTGACGGATCCGACGCTTTCAAGGAGAACGTCCACCAGGGGCTGCGTGCCTGCGATGATGGCGGCGGTCGTGGCGGTGACTGAATTGACCCCTGCAAGCACCGTGTTGATGCCGGGGCTGTCTGCGTCTGCGCCGTTCTCAAGGTCATTGAGGTACAGCAGCGCTTCGGTCGTCAGTTCGCCCGTGGACATGTTGATGAACTGGCGGGGGATTGTCCTAGCCAACGATGGCCCCGATGCAGGCTTTATACACGTCCTGTGTTTTCATTTCGGGGGTAACGGTCACGGTCGTTTCCCCCACTTTCACGCCTTCCGGCACAATGCGGAACGTTACTTCAGGGTGGCGGTTCATAGCCTTGCGAGCCCCGGCAAGCTGGTCGTTTGTCATCTCTCACCTATCGCCACACGCGAGGGCAGGAACCCGACAGGATCAGACCAGCGGAAATAAAGCACCGTCTGCTCCGGCCCGGCCCGTCCGTTCTGTTCCCAACTCGTCCGTGCGCTGTAATTGCCAATCAAACCCAGCGAGCGAGACCGCCATGCCTCAAACGTATTCCCTTGGTCCCGGCTGATCGACATTTCCAGCAAGGGATTTGAGCCTTGGCCTGTGCTAAGCCCTATGCCCTTTGTGCCTTCAACGCGAACCTGACCCAGCGGGGGCTTGCCGGACTTCACCGGCAGGTGTGCCGTGAACTCCCGCACGATATGAGTGCCGAATGTGGACGCATCCGATTGGCGGTCGGATTTGTAGGACCGGCTGAGTTCAACCAGCGTGGTGTCTTCATTGGCGGCGTAGAATTTGCCGTCATTGGCGACGTGGTACAGCCATTCCCAAGTGTCCGAGCCGTAGGTTTTCCGGATTTGCCACGTGCTCGTCGCCACGTCATAGGCGATGCACTTCAGCGGGGTCCAGATGAACAGGAACTTGTGCGCTTCGGTCTCCATTGAGGAGCAGACCACATCCGATGCACTCACGGTCTGGAGATAGCGCGTAATCCATGCGTCATTCGCGTTGATGATCTGCGGTGTGAGGCCGTTCAGACGATAAACCGCCCGGTCATCGCCGATGAAAAACAGCGTGTTGTCCAGCTTCACAATGGCGTCCCGCGCCATCGCCCCCCGTGTAATGACCTGCCCCACAATCGGGGCGAACGGGTTGTCATTGTCCCCGGTCTGAATCCAAGGCTCAATCGTCTGCGTGCCGAACACGTAGTAGATGTCACCCAGAACCACCCCGGCAATGATGCCATCAGGGGCGTTTTCGGCGGTATAGTACGACAAGGTTGTCGTGGTGTTGAACTCCAGCGTCGTGGAGAATGCGAACCGGCTTCCGTAGGTGAGAAGTGCGCGCTGGCCCATGGTGGCAAGCGAGGAAAATCCGGGTTGGCCATGGTCCGAAAGCAATATTGCGTAGTTTCCGCTGCTTGCTGCCGCTACAGACGTTCCCGCACTTGCGGAGACGTAGAACAGACCGCCAGACAGGAGCCCCGCCTGCTGCTCGCCAAACGCAACCCTGACCCGATCCGTCCCGGTCAGCGTGCCTGTCAGGCTTGTCCACGCATTGCCTGCCACATCGTAGAGCCGAACCGTTGTGCCGTCAGGAACTACCAGCTTTCCGCTTGCGTAGCCGTCCGCCTGGAACAGCCCCCGCACACCCGTAGACAACACCGAACCATCATCAATCAACCGGCTTCCCGGCGTGTCCACGAGGCGCACAGGGCGTGCCGGGTCGCCACCGTTCGGTTCGGTGTAGAGGTTCACAAGGAACTTGCGGGCGTCTCCGTACCCGTCAGGCTCGTAGTGTCCCGCTGCGATCTGGGCGTCAGCCATCAGCGCCAGCGTCTCGGGCGCATGTAGAGCGAGCCTTCGCGGTCCTGCCCTTTGAGCATGGTGTAAAGTTCCTGCGCCATGCCGACCACATCGCTGCGCGGCTCAACGTTGAAGTCCGGCGAGACCCGAACCGCAAGGTTATAGACCAGCGCTTCGGTCCATTCCGGGGGGATGTCGATGTCTTCGCCGCCCGCTGTCACGTCCTGGATCTGGAACTTTGCCGTGACCCGGATTGTATCGTTCGCCGCCGAACTTGCATCCGGCACAGGGTAAAGCGTGACGCTGGTGCTGGTCCGGCCCCGGTCTGTCCACAGGGCAAACGGGCTTCCGGTCGTCGTCTTGTTCGGGAGGCGGTTGTATTCTTCGCGGGTGAACAGCCGCATTGGCGTGTCGCTGCTGCTGGTCCTGCGAAATGCCTGCTTCACCTCAAGTGCGCGTGTCGAAAGCGTGTAGGTCGATGTGCCTGCAACAGGGGTTACCGTGATTTCGTCATCCAGCCAGAGCCGGACACCGTCCACGGCCCATGTCCGCAGCATATGCTTCAGCGCGCGGATGCACAGCGCAAGGTCTTCAGCCGCAACCGTTTCCGTGCCCGAAAGCACGTAAATCTTCTTAAGGGCATCGGCCACGATTTCAGAAACCGTGTTCGCCCCATCCCTGACGCCTGAAAGTGCCATCAGTTATTCGCTCCCAGTTCATCGAGCGTTGGCGCACCGCTGGTGTCGCCATAATCAGTCTCGTTTTCCGGCCCCGTCGCGTTGTCGCGAACGTCTTCGCCGCGAGGGGCCGGAAAGTCGAGCATGGGGTGCTTCGGATCGAGCGAACGCCCACGAACCATGAGGCCGGTCCATTCTTCGGCAAGGGCGTCGGCTTTCACCTTGAACCCTGTCCGTTGACAGATGCCAACCGCATAATTGGCGGGTTTCTCGCCCATCGTTATGCCCCCGGCGATCCATAGATGCAGCGCGGATCGGTATAACCAAACGAGTAACGCTCGTAAGACTTTACCTTCAGGTTGTCCGTGTCGAAGTCGCCCTCGCGGGTGATTTCACGGGCTTCGCGCTGGTAGTGGATCATCCCTTCCGGTGCATCGGTCTGGATGAAGTACGCGTCCGGGTCCGTCAGGTATTGCCACATGATCGGCTTTTCCTGAAGCAGGCCCATTTCCTTGATCGCGTTGACATCGTTGTTCGCCGTGCCCGATTGCTGGACAGACGACAGGATGCGGGTTGCGACGAAGGCAAGTTGCGGCGGGATGATCAGCTTCTTCGCCTTGAGCTGGATCGGATCACCCACGCTGTCGGTTGCCGTCATGATGAGGATCAGCAGGTCCTCAAGGGCGGATTCAGACAGGTCAGCCGCCACCGCCGTCCGGTTGGCAAAGGTGCCGACCTTCTCAGGGTGCGCGGTGGACAGGAGCGAAACACCATCGGCGCCAAGGTAAGAGCCGCTGGTTGCCCGGTTCAGGATGTTGGCCGCAACCGTTTCCTTGGTCACACGGTGCGATTTCGACAACGCTTTCGTGCGGGCTTTCGCCACCTTCGGATATTGGTTATCGGCGAACTGCTCACGCGTGACGATGAAACCGTTGGAGTACGCAACGTGCGTGTAGCGCGTCGTGTAGCCCTGTCCGATATTGTCATACGTGGTGCTTCCACCTTCGGATTTGACCCGTGCGGCGGCCATGAGGGTGATTTGCACATCCTCCTCAAAGGCCATCGTGGAATTGCGCGTTTCGTAGACCGAACGGCAAACCTCCGGGTACATTTCATAGTCTGCGCCCCACCAGGCCTTGACGCCGGGCCAAAGGCTTTTGGGCAGTGTGCCACGAGTTTCAACCATGGTTATTCACCTTCCAAAGAGAGCCAGGGGTGGTTGTTGAGCGCGACACGCCATTTGGCGTTCGTGCCGATTTCATTGTTCGGACGCTCGACAAGGCCGAGAACGCGAAGGTCCAGCGTGGCGGTCACAGCGACCGAGCTGGAGTCGAGTTCAACGGCGGACGTGCCGGTGTACGTGTTGCCCGTGCCAACGATGATGTTGGCGTTGAGGCCAATATCCGTCACCGCCAGAGACGATGCATCGGAGTCTTCCTGCACCTCGTATTCGAGGTTCGGATCGTCAGCGACCAGCACATAGCCTGCCGTGCCCGAAGGCCGGTAGGACAGGGACAGGTTGTTGGAAGTCAGGTTCTCGAACCCGACAACCACGCCGAGGGGGCCGTCACCGGCAGACGAACCGGCGCCAGCCGCAGAGCGGACAATGCCGGGAACGCCAAAGGCGTCGCCCGTGCCGGAGTTGGCAACCACGTCACCGATGAACAGGTTGTAGGCTTCGCCAGCGGCGATGTAGTAGCGGTTGCAGGCACCATTATAGGGAGCCCCGCTACGGTAGCGAACGGGCTTCAGCCCGAACGCGGAATCAGAGTTTGCCATGTTGCAAACCTTTCCTTGTTAAATGGGGATGGCTTTGCGGCCCTGCCCGGTCATTTCGGTATGCTGTCCATACCCAAGACCGTCTGGGGCCGCGCTCTCACCGGGGGCTGTCGCCTTACCGGCATAAATGGCCTGCATACGCTTGTCGTTCAGTGCCTGTGTGACGCCTTGGTCCTCGTCATAGAGTTCCTTTGGCTTGCGGCAGAGGTAGGCGTATTCCACCTGCCCTGCCTGGTTGGTCCCGACTGCTCTGCGCAGCACGGTTCCGGTGGAGTCAGAAGGTTCCTTCCCGTCGCTCGTCAACGGTGACCAGTCCGCGCCCTGCTGTTCAGCGCGCGTCTTGTCGCGAAGTCTCTGATCGTCGAGACCGCCGTTGATCCAGCGGTACTCAAAATTCGTGGTGTCAAGGTTGAACCCAACGCCCAGTTTCATCTGGTGCGACAGGTCATTGTGGCCCCGCGCCCGGCGTGCGCCGCGTTCGGTATTGGCGCGCGACCGGACGGGAACTTCCTCGATAGGTTCAGCGGCCTTCACAGGCGCATCGCTGACAAGGGCTTTCAGCCGGGCAATTTCAGCTTCCTGCGCTTCGATCCGTTCTTTCATGATCGTGGCGGGGGCCTTGCGGGTCTTCACGGCATCATCATCAGCCATTGTAATAATCCTTTGCAAAATCTTCCTTGGAGCGCTTCACGCCGTCATTCTGGAGCATCTTGTAGATGTTCTTGGCTTCGGCAGGCAGGCCGTCAAAGCCCCGATCCGCCTTTGGCTGAACCATCCGTGCGCCTTCAATTGAGCGGGCATTGGCCGGGGGTGCGCCAGTATCCACAACGGCAGGTGTTGGTGTTGGCGCCGGGGCGTCCGTGTAATATTCCGGCCAGCGTTTCGAGAGGCGGCGATCCACCTCTTTCAACTGGTCCGCCATCGGAATGCCCTTGACCTTCAGTTCCTCGCAGATGGCAAACGCCGCTGCGCCAAACTCCGGATCTGTCTTGGCAAGCGTGGTGCGGGGCCATTCGGCCTGAACCTTGACCACCTCTTCCATGATCTGCGCTTCGGTGCGCACGTTGCTGACTTCAACCGCGTGGTTGTCCACGATCTGCTTGATGGCTTGCGGGTTGCCCGCATACTGCTCAAGCAGCCGGTCACGTTCGGCCTGCAATTCCGCGATCTGGGCGTTATGCTTGGCCTCGATGTCGCGTTTCGTGCGCGCAATCTCAGCATTTGTCGCCGCTACAATCTTGCGCTGGAACTCTTCGTTCTGCTTCTGCGCTTCGGTGTATTTCTGGCGAAGGATAGCGGGGTCATTGTCCGCCAGTTCCACGAACGTCTTGGCATCCCGGTGTTTAGTCGGATCGCCAGACCATTCGTCAGCCGGTTTCCAGCCCATTGCGCGGGCTTCGGCCTCGTAATCGCGTTCCTGTGCGACTTGAGCGGCTTCGGTGGTCTCCTGAACCGGTTCAGCCTTCGGAGCACGGACAGGCGCGGGCGCCTCATCCCCGATGACGGCATCAAAAGCCGCCGCCGCTGCGCGTTCCTCGTCGGTTACCGTTGGCGCAAGGGTATCAGCCATTCGCGGCCTCCCTGTTCAGCGTCAGGATTTCGGCGTCCAGATCCTTCAGGCTGCGGAGCACAGGCGCAATCACTGCCCCGATGTCCTTGTCCTTCAGCAGCTTGTATTCCGCGCCGTCCACGCCTTCGACCGACACGCCTGCGGCCTTGGTGAAGATGACCGTATCGCCCACCTTCGGCGGCGGATGGCCTTCAGGGAAGCGTTCGTAAGTGAACGCCAATGGCGAAACCGCCACCAGAACGCCCTTGGTCATGAACGCCTGTTTCCGGTCGAGCGTCGTATCCGCAAGCAGCACGCCGCCCTTGGTCTTGTCGTCAATCTTCTCCGGCTTCACCAGCACGTTGTATTCAGTCGGGCTTATCCCGCTCGGGTTCGTTGTCATGCAATAGCTCCTCTATCTGCTGACGGGTTTGCGAATTGACCTGCCCCAGCTGGGACAGGTTGTGGAACGTCTGGGACGAGACGCGGACCTCCAGGAGGGACGGGTCCGAGGGGTCCGGGGCCTGCATTGCCCATAGGCGGCTGGCCCATAGGTCCCGCTGGTGGTGGGCTTGGCGGGCGAGGCCCTTGGCCAACTCCTGAAAACGGGGGCTGCTCAGGAACTCCGCCCATACCTCCCATTCCCTGTCCGACAACTTGCGGGCCAATCGTGCCTCCATTCATCTGCATCAGGCTCATCCGCATCGCTGCGGCTTCAATCGCCATGGTCTGCGCAGCGACGTTGCCCTGAATAAACTTCAGCCGCGCGCTCATCATGCTTTCAGTCGCGCTCGCCTCGTTATCCATGATTTCAGCCATGGCCGCGCGAAGCTGGGTCTTCATTTGCTCCGCTTGCATCTGCTGCTGCATCGGGTCCGGCTTAGGCATCAGGCTTTCGATGTCATCAATGGACGCAGCTTCAAGCACGCGGCGAAGGATTTCCTTTTGGTCAAGGAGTGGATTGCCCGCACCCACCTGCATCAGGAATTGCGCCCGGCTCAGCTTCTGCGCGCTCGTCGTCATCGACGGGTCCGCAATCGGGATAATGTCCTTGGATTGTTCCTCGTAATCTTGCTTCGGGTCCGCAGGCTGGTCGATGACGTTGGAATACTGCTCCGCGCTCAGGTACGTCGCATTCAGCCCCGCAATCAGCCGGAACTCTTTCGTGAGGCTGCGATACATCCGCTTATAAATCGAGTTGAAGACCTTCAGGCCCTCCTCGATAGCGGCCAGCACAGTCGTCGCGGGCGTGTTCGCAGGCACGTTGCCCGACATGATGTCCTGATCCGACGCAAGGTCCTTGCCCGCCTCGATCATCATGGTGAGCAGGTTGAATAGGACCGCGCTGGGTTCACTTGTCGGACGTGCAAAGAACGCCTGCCGGATGTCCTGTCCCGGTGAGTTCACGTACTTCCATTCGCCGCGTGCAAATTCCAGGTTGCCGCCGGGAAGGTTGAAGCCTTGGGCAACAAAGCCGCCCCCGGTGTTCTGGTCCGTGGCCGCATCAATCAACTGGTTCAGGATGGTGTTGATGATTTCGTTGTCTTCCAGCAACAACTGGCCGAAGCCGATACCGTAGAACTGGCCGTCTGGATCAGGCAGGACCTCGTACTTGACGAACTCAACATGGCGCCGGGCGAGGATTACCTTGCCATCGGGACCACGCATCACACCCCTTGGCCAGAACCCGGCTTTCAGGGACAGGAGCTGTTCGCTTTCCTTGTGGATCAGCGCAATCCATGGCTCTGCGTACCCGTCGCCGTCCATGTCGTAGCGGCAATGGCATTCAAGCATTTCCTGCTCGCCTGCCTTCTCGCTTTCCTCTGCCTTGCCAAGTCCCAATTCGACCTGGCGGTAGACCTTCATCCGCATCCGTTCTTCGATCTGGTGGATGAACAGCGGGAACACCTTGGCAAAGTGCGGGACCGTCTCAAGGTCCTTGCAGCCCTGCGTGACAACCAGATCCTTGCCGCTCAGCAGCGTGGTCAATGGCCGGGAATACTCCGCGTCCCAGATCACCTGCCGGAACATGGTGCCTTGCAATGGGAGCGAATGGCACAGCCTGTCCGTGTCCATGTCCCATTCGGGCATTTCAAGGAGGAGCTGGTAGTTCATGTGCTGCGCAACGCGGTCGCCGCGCTGGCGCTTCACCCCGCCGTCATCCATGCCCACCGCTGCACACTTCACCACGTCTGTGCCGTTCACGATGGCAGGGTAAGCACGCGAACCGAACTTGAGCGCGGCTTTCTGGATCAGCGGCCACTTGACGTTAGACGCGCCGGGCCATGGCCATGACTTCGCTTCACGCTTTGACGTGACCATGGCCATGATCCGGTCAAAGCCTTCTTCCCAATCCTTGCGTTCCTCGCAGTCGCGTTTGTAAGCCTCAAGGCATTTGGAGGCGATGGTATCGAGCCTTGCCGCATCAAGGAAAAACGCAAGGTCCGCGCCTGCCGCAGCGATCTGCTCAATGAACATCGGTTGCGGCTGGGCCGGTGCAGCCTCGTCGGCGCCTTCGTCTTCCATGATCGGTTCGACGTATGCCATCAATACCCCGTGGCCTTGTTCCGGTTCGTCGCCTGACGCTGCGCCCGGATTTCCTCTTGCTGCGCAAGCATGGCTTTCGGGGCCACAGGCAGCGCAAATGTCAAAGCGAGCGCGTCCCCGTTATCCGGTGAACTCAGGCCCCGCTTTTTCATGTCCTCTTTCTTCTCAAGCAGGATCTGGCTGTTCATGTTGTAGCCGTATTCCCTGCCGCACAGATCGTCCTCGATTTCCTGCTCGTCAGGCAGCGCGCCGCGAAGGCACCACTGCCCCATTTCCCACCACATCTGCGCCGACTTGTTTGCGCACGCGACGGTTTCATACTTGCCCGAAGCCACTGCCTTGCCGCCGAAGTTCACCTCGTAAAGCACGCAGCCCGGTGGAAGCTGAAGCTGTTCAAGCCGGTCCACGACACCTGCACCCATGCCGCCGCCATCCACAAAGATTGCATCAGCCCGGTATTTCCACGCCTCGGCATGAACCTCGGAGGCCAGCGTCATCGTGTCCATTCCGCGATAC